CCCAACAATGAATGATGAATTAAGAAATAATCTGTTAACTTCGTTATTACCTGAAACAAGAGAATATCAAACAAAGATATTAGGTAAGAGAACTAAAGGAACAGGTCTTATATTTATATTGCCAAAATGTAATATATTGACAAAAGAGCAATGTAAAGAAAAGAAATATAACCGATTAACAATAGGAGTTGACACTGCCTATTCGCAAAAGAGTAAAGATACATTCGCTTTTATACTTGGTGGAATAACTGACAATAGCGAATTTATAGTATTAGAAGAAGAAGTATTTAACAATAGTAGTGAAAAGGCAAGTCCAAGCGATATAGCTATTAAATTAGATAGCTTCATAGATTATTGCAACAATGAATGGGGTATTTGTAATTCAATATTTATTGATAGTGCCGATCAAGGGACAATAAGCGAGTGCCGTAAATTTAAAAAGACAAATGGTAGAAGTTATCAAATATATGATGCTTATAAAAAAGTATCAATAATAGATAGGATAAATCTACAAAATGGTTGGATAGCAAAGCAAATGTTTTTAATAAATAATAGTTGTAAAAACTTAATAAGAGAACATGACATATATAGTTGGATGCCAATGAAAGATGAGCCAGAAGATGCAAATGACCATAGTATAAATGCAGGTCAATATGCTTGGATACCTTACAAACACGAAATAGGGGTGAATAAATGACAATTAAAGATAAGATAGGAACGAGTTTGACTAACTTTATGTATCCTTACATACAAAGTCAATTTAAAGATAGGGGTGATATGATGCCTAAAAAAGCAAATGAAAGAGAAGAATTTAAACTAAAAGAAAATTATCTATGGTGGTTGGGTCAAGAGGATTTACTAGCCGATTTTTATCAAACAAGAAGCATAGTAACTAACTTAATAGATGTTAGAGCTGAATATTACTATTCAAACGCTAATAATAATATAAGGATAGTTCATAGTGGATTACCTAATTTAATATCAAGTTCAAAAGCAAGGCTCTTAATGGGTGGTGGAGTTGAATATAAAGTATTAAATGGGGAAAAGGAAGATGAAACAAGCACTCAAATTTTACAAGATATATATATAGATAATAAACTTGATACCATTATATCAAATTCAGTTAATAACGAAAGTTGGGGTAAAAAGTTCGCTTGGAAGATTAGTAATGATCCAGAAGTATCTGATTATCCTATTGTTGAACTATATAAACCTTTTAATTATAAATGTATTTACAAAAGAGGTAGATTACAAGCTATTATATTTATAAACGAATATATCAAAGATAAAGTTAAATATGAGTTAGAAGAAGAATATGGCAAAGGTTATATTGAATATTATTTATATAAAATAACTGATACAAGCAGGATACCTTGCGAATTAGGTGAGTTAGAAGAAACAACCGAATTGCAACCAGTTAAATTATCTAAAAAGAAGATGTTAGCTGGGGAAAAACATGTTGATAAAGGCGATTATGATAATCTTATAAGCGAATTTGATGCACTAGATGAAACTTGGTCGCAACTTATGGATGAGATAAGACTAGGTAGAAGCGAAACATATATTCCTGATATGCTAACAGATAATAAATCATTTAATAAGTTTAGAAAGAACTTTACTGTATTAGGAACTGATGAACGAGAAAATGGTAAAAACGAAATTAAACATGTTCAACCTGAAATTAGAACCGAGCAATATATAAGTGCTATATCAACTATTACTAACAACTGTTTGACAAGTTGTGGATTAAGTCCGTTTACAGTTGGAATACAAGATAAAATAGGTGCTAATGCTAGTGGTGAAAACCTTACCAAGCGAGAAATGACATCTTTGAGAACACGCCAAGATATGATTAAAAGTTGGGAAGAGTTTTTAGAGGAAATGTTTGATACTTTACTTTATGCTTATGCAGTATTTAATAAAAAGCAATATAAAGAACAAGAAATACAAGTGTCATTTGGAGATTATGTTAGTCCTTCAAGAAGCGAAATTATTGCTGATACTAAAATACTTAAAGACGCTGAAATTATAGACGGTGAAAAAGCACTTGATGAAGTATATGGCGATGAATTAGATGAAGAAGAAAAATTAAGAATACTTGCTAATTTGGGCAATGTATCATTTGCAGAAACGCCAATTATAGAAGAACCAATAATTAAGGAGTGATAACTTATGTCTGATATAGACAAAATGAACGCTCAAGAACAAGTAGATATGTTAAAAGAGATAGATAAGGCTTATGCCAATGTTAAATTACCTGAAGTAGAACCTAAATACAATAAAGATGGTGAAATAACCAACGAAAAAGAGATAAAAGAAACATTAAAAAAGGTTCTTACTATCGTATCGGCTCTGTGGCTATTAAATAAGGCGATTACAGACACGAAAAGCACAAAGGTAATGACTAATACTATTCTTTACTATAATGCTGTTAAAAAGGCTAAAAACATACCTAAAACAATGATAACTAAAAAAGAATGGACTTCTTTAATTGATAAAATATCAAGCGAACGAGCCAAACAAATAAAAATCAATCAAGTTATTAGAGGTAATGCACGAGTTTTGAATAAACGAATACAGCAAACAGTAGTTTCAATGTATAAGCGAGGCAAGTCAAAACCACAAATAGCTAAAGAATTACAAAGGACAATGCGTTTTAATAAAAACAAGGCTAAATCAATAGCAATGACCGAGTTAAATTATTATAAATCAGAGGCTCAACTACAAGCAACTGATGGACTTAAAATAAAGAAAACTTGGAAACATAATCACGCATTAGAACCAAGAGAAAGCCATCAACGATCAGATGGTAAGACAGTTATTGGTAGAGATACATATTTTGTAATAGGTGGAAATGAAACGAAAGCACCACAGCATTTTGGAATAGCAAGTCAAGATATTAACTGTCATTGTTCAATGATAATTGAAGTAATAGATTAGGGGTGTAGTGGTGGAACACCATTTGAAACAGGTTTGTTCTTAACAGTTACAATAGCTAATTGCAATGTATTTGTTAAGTATGAATAAATAATTGCCGTTTTATTGATTGGGGCATAAAAACAAGTCAAAGTATGGTTACTAATACCAAAAATTAGAGGAGGAAAAGAAAGATGGAAACTGTAAAAACAGAACCAAAGGTAACTGAACCAGCAGTTGATGAAACTACAAAAACAGAGGAAATGATACCACAATCACAAGTTAATGGAATTGTCGCTAAAGAAACAAAACAAGCGATTGAAAAGTTAATTAAAGATTTAGGTGTTGAAGATGTCAAGAGTGCGAAAGATGGATTATCTAAATTAAAAGAGATGCAAGAGGCACAAAAGACAGAAACGGAAAAACTTGCTGAAAAAAATGCCGAGTTAGAGGAAACTTTAACAATCGCACAATTAGAAGCAAGAACAATTAAAATAGAAATGATAGTTGATGAAATATTAACCGAAATGGAAATTGACAAAAACTATAAAAAGACTATTTTAAAATTAACTGATGTAAGTGGAATTGAAGAAATTAGTAAAGAAAACTTGCAATTAGTTATTGAAACTACAATTAAAGATGAATTACCAATGTTAATCAAAGGTGAAACATTAAAAGTTGGAGTGGAAGCTACTACTACTGATGATAAAATACCAGCAGGAACTAGCGATTATTTAAAAGACAAATACAAGAAAAACCCTTATTTTAAAGGGTAAAAAGAAAGAAGGAATTAAAAAATGAGCGTAATTTATAACACTCAATATGTAGATGAAAAATATCTACCAATCGTAGAACCTAATTTATATTATGGTTCAGTATTACAACCAGGCGTTACTTTTACTAACAAATATGAAACTCAAGCAGGTGGAATATTTATCCACAAACTAGGTGGCGGTCTTTCAACAGGCGTTTCACCAACTACTCCAGGATCAGATTTTTCTGATGAAGTCGTTGCAGATACTCTTATTCAAGCAGTATTTAATAACAACTTTAAGAAATCTCGTAAAATCTATGGCGTAACAGCATCAGCAGTTGCTTATGACAAAGCTGAAGCAGAATTAGCTGAAGCATTAAAACAAGTATCTCAAGGAATGCAATCAAGTGGTGTGGCTTGTATGGTATATGAGGGTGGAAACTACTCTGATTATACAGCAATCACTTCAACAAATTTCAAAGGATATATTATTAAAATGCGTAAACAATTAGTAAATGCTGGAGCAAATCCTACATTTGCTATTGTAAACACAGATGTTTTTGAAGCGTATTTAACTTATGTTGGAACTGAATATACTCCAGCTATAAACGATACTGTAGTCGCTGGTCGTTCTGCTAACTTCTTGGGGCTTAACTTAATTGAAGCTAATATCCTAGAACAAGCTAGTGTAACTTACTACGATTATTCAGGAACATTAAAAACAGTTGATTTAACTGAAGTAGAAGTTATTATGGGAGATGCTGAAGCATTCTCAATGTTAAGTAACTTTGAAGCAGTAAGAATTAAAGACAGCGAAAGATTTGCTGGTTCATTAGCTCAAGTTGAAAACAATGTTGCTTTCAGAGTAACAAATGGTGATAGACTTGCAGTTAAATTTAATACAGTTAGTTCAATCTAATTAGATAGGAGATGATAATTATGACAATAGCGAGAACACAATATATCACTATTGCAGAATTAAATGAAATATTAGGGGTATCTACTTATACAAATAGCGATCTTATCAAGGTATATGAAGCAAGTGAATTGCTTAAATATCATATTAACGACAGTTTAAATTCGTATGATACCTCTGATGCTCCTACCGATTTAAAAATTGCTACTGCTTATCAAGTTGAATATATGGTTAGTGGAATTGATGATGATTATTCAGGAGCAAGTAATTCGGCGTCTTTAGGTAAATATAGTTATTCAGGTT